AAATTTACCCCCAACATCGAATTTAGGTGCAATAACTGGAGTAGCCCCTATTCCTTTATAGTTTTGTTTTATTAAGTCTATATAACGGCTTGCGTTTGTAGTTGAACTAATTGCTGTTGAAGTTGCTGTTATTTCAAAAGAAGAATCATAAAATGTATTTTCAATAACTCCTGTAATTGATGGTGACGTGAAATACATAAAAAACACATAAATATATTCGCCTGCACTAACATTAGGTATATCTACATTTATTTCTTCTTCAAACAATTGATTAAAACCATTTGTTACTATTTGTTCAAAATAGCCGTTTGAAGGGTCATTTACTTTACTCAACCATTCGCTTGGTGTGTTTTGTGATTTAAAAACATATAACCTTATAGATATTGGGTAATTTCCTATAGATTCTAAACTTACATATTTTAATCTTAATTTTAAATTTACTTTTACTTTTACTTTTGAAAGCTCATTTTCTGAAACATAAACTGATTTACCTATATCTCTAACTTCATCATCTGCTGATGTGCCTGTGGCTTGTGTGTTAAACCATGACAATGTATTATCAATTCCATATTTTGAAACATTACGTAAAGGATTCACAAATTCAGGTTCAAAATATCCACCTTGAGTATAAAAAGGTGCTGAATTTATATTTTGCCACTCACTAATTTTTTCAATTGGCTTTGCTTTCAATAACATTTTATGCGTTGTTATTGGTGTAATATCGTTTCCATCCAAATCTTTAGTTGCAAACGCATCTATTTTTATTTTTTCTCTACGTTTTATTTTTGCTTGGTCGGTATTTTGTATAACTTTTAATTCTATATAAGTCAAATTATCGGTTTTTGCTGTTCCAAAATCCAACTCAAACAAAATACTTTCTGTACCAAATTGTAACTTCCAAAACACAATAGCTTCTGTTCCGTAATTGTTATTTGCATTCAATAATAATTCTAAACCACTATTTTTGTGGCGTAAAATCATTCCATTATTAAGCACTCTTTCAATCTCTAACGGTTCTCCTATTTCATCTCCAAAATATAAAGATATTTCTTCGTTGCCTTTGTAAACATCCCTACCATACTTCTTTTTATCTTGTTCAACTATAAAAGAAGACGAATCAAAATTAATAGGCTCTAAAATCTCAATTTCTTCTGAATCAATTACTAAAAAATGTTTAAAATTATAGTCCATTATACTGTTCTGCTTTTAATGTTTAAACGGCTGTTTATAAATTCTGTGTTGCCTTTTGATTTTCTAAAGCCTTTCTCATCAATAGAAATTGAAACGCCCTCTTTGTTTTTTATTACACTTGCTAATTTACTGAAATTCTGTTCCAAATCTTCTTTTGTTATTCCATTATTTATAATTTCTGTTTTAGGTGCAAAATTCATATAACTACCCAATTCTGCTATCCCATTTTTAGATAAAACTTTATTTATATAATCTTCGTGTGATTTGTAAACTTTATCGCCTTTGCTTAAATAGGTCAATTGAGCACCTTTGTCGCTTCCTAAACTTTTTACATTTCCTTTTTTATCAGTAATAACCTCTGCCCCTTTTTCCTGTGTCCAGGCTAAACCCTCTGGTGCGTTTTCTGTACCTTTCCAAAATTGTGGTATTTGTTGGCTTGATATTAATGCTATTTGAGCCGCTCCTAAAACACCAAATAAAATTGCTGAAAAATAATCATATTCCGCAAGCGCAGATGTAACCGCTTGAGCTGTATTTATAACAGCGTTAAAAATTGCTAACTTTTTATCAGATTCTGCCTTTCTTCTTGCTATTGCTTTTCTTCTTTCTTCATATTGGCGTTCGATTTCCTCTTTTGCCGTTACCGAACCCCCAGCCATTTCAATAGCAAAGTCTTTTTGAGTTTCTAAACGTTCAAATTCTGCTTCATAATTTGCTTGGCTTGCTTCTGAAATTGTATTAAACGCTTGTTGGAATGCTTCAGATATTGCAAGTGCTGTATCAACTCCGCTTTCTTTTAGCATTTCAAAATTATCAATAAGATAAAATAGTTTGTCAAAACCGCTATTTGAAACAAAATCATCTACAAATCCTTTTCTAAAACTTTCTGAAAATTCTTCTTGTTCAGTTTTTGCTTTCTTTGTTTCTTCAGCGACTCCTTTAATTCTATTTATTAACGTTTCATAAAATCCTATTTGTCTTTCATAATTTGAATAATCATCATTATCAGTAACTAATTCTTGTTTTTCTTTTATTAGTTTTATTTCATTTTCATAATATTGTATGGTTCCATATTGTAAATCAACTCCTTTTTCTTGCTCGTCATAAAGTGCTTTATAAGCATCTTTCAACATTTTTAACTGAAATTCTAAAACTGCATAAACTGGATTTAATTTAGAAGTAGATTTTAATTGTTTTTCTATTGCTGATATGTTTTTTTCAAAAGCATCTCTTGAGTTCATTTCTGCTAAAAAATGCTCTTCTTTTGCTTTTTTATTTTTATCCGTGGCTTTTGTGTCTTTGTCTTCAACTAAAGTCAAAAGTCCTATTTCTCTTTTTAATTGTGCATCTGTTTTAATTTTTGCATAATCTAATGCAACACTTTGAGAAACTTGTTTATTTCTTAATGTAAAAGCTGTTATAAATTCAGATTCTAAACGTAGTCTTTCGGCTTGCTTTTCTTTTATAGAAGTTTCTAAAAAATTCCTTGCTGATAATGTAGCATTGTATTTTTTAGTAGCTTCATCTAATAGCTTTTGTTCTGACGCTACAGCATTGTTATTAAAAAAATTACTACCTCCTAACTTCTTTAAATTAGATTCATATTTCTGAATTGATTTTAATTGTGATTCTGCTATTTTGTTTGTCTTTTCTAACTCGCTATTAAAGTAAGCTACAGCGTCTAAAGTTTCTTTAGGAACTAAACTATCAACTCCTTTTTTCCAGTTATTAAAAAAGAACTTTCCAGATTTATTGCTCATTTCTTCTAATAGCGATAATTTATTTAATAATTCTGTAAAATTATCTATTAGCCTTCCAACCGCTGCTCCACCTGACCCACTTCCGTCTTCTAAACTTAAAATAAAACCATCCCAAGCAGAAGTTAAAAGTGTTATTTTACCCTGAAGACTATCTAATTGAATGTCAGCCATAGCTTTAGCAGAACCAGCCGCATTGTCTAACGATTTAGCCAAATCGTCAATCCCATTTTTAGACTTAGACAGAACAAGTAGTGCAGTTTGTGCTGTTCTTCCTACCTCATCCATCGCATCATTTACAGATATACCACTTTTTGCAACTTCATCTAACGCTTGACTTGCTGGTTTACCTGTCTTTGCCATTTCAGCCAAAATACGTCTTAAAGATGTACCCGCTTGACTTCCTTTTATACCAGCATCGGCTAACTTACCTAACATAGCTGTTGTAAACTCAATAGAAACTCCTGAAGCTTTTGCTATCGGCGCTACATACTTCATTGATTCTCTAAAGTTTTCAATATCTAAAGCTGAACTTGTAAAAGATTTTGCCATAACATCAACTACCCTACCCATTTCAGAAGCATCTAATCCAAAACCTCTAAGAGTTGAACCTGCAACCATTGAAGCATTTGCTAAATCAGTTTCAACCGCAGCAGCTAAACTTAAAGTCGCTTCTGTTGCGTTTAATATTTCAGTTTGTGAAAAACCTAATTTTGCATATTCTTTTTGTAACCCAGCTACTTCTGTCGCTGTAAATTTAGTGCTCGCTCCTAATCTCTTTTGGTCTTCTGTTAAAGCAGAAATTTCTTTACGGCTTTTGCCCATTGTAGCTGCTAAATCAGCATTAGCCTTATCAAAGTCTCTAACGGTTGTAAAAGCTTGTTTTACAGCGGTCGCAAACAAATAAACACCTCCAAATAAACCAAAAGCAGACATTAAACTTCTTATACTTGCTACTGCTTGCCTTGGGTAATTTCCTACATTATAATTAAATTGTCTAACAGCATTATTTGCGTGAACTACTCTTCTGTCTAAAGCATCGTATTCTCTTTGCGCTCTTCTAATTTGCGCAGTACTTGCCGTTTGGCTTGCTATTAAATCTTGAAGTGTTTTTCTTGCTTGTTGGTGTCTTGCGTTAAGATTAGCCATTGCCCCAGCTAAAGAACTTGTAGCTCTTGCTTGTCTGTCGCTTGCTTGTGCTAAAGCTCTTTGATTTACAATTTCTTCGCTTGTTCTCGCTACTCTTTCTCGTGAAGTATTATTGGCTCTTTTTCTTATTTCTTCGAGCTTTTTTTCAATTTCAGCAAGTTTAGCTTGTGTTTCTTGTAAAGATTTGTTTTTATTAGCTAAATCTTCTAAAGTTTTTCTATATTCAGAAGGAATTAAGCTAATAGTTTTATTGTAATTTTCTACCGCTTTAGTTGCTTCTTTAAGTAAATCTATATTTTTATCAATAGTTGTATTGATATTTTTATAAACCGAATCTAAACTTACTATATTATCTTTTACGCTCGCCATTTTCTGCTCTTTTTTTACTTATTTCTTGTGCTAAATTAATGTAACCTATCCATTTAAGAACGTTTACTTTACTTGTGTCGATTGTATGCCCTAAAACCTGTTCAACATCCACAACTTGCTTTTCAAAAGAATATGTTTTTTGTTCAAATTCTTTTTCTGTTTCTCCGAATTTACGCTTGTAGGTTGTTTCATTTGAAGTAATAAGTTTCTGAATTATTACTATATTTTCATTAATTGTATTGAATTTATCAAATTGTACGTATTTTGAAATAATCTTAATACAATTATATATTTCTTGTTCTTTTTTAATCGGTTCTTTTAAAACTTTATAATTTCTTTGAATTGAAAGTAAACTATTTACGCAATCGGTCAAAATCATAATCTTTGCCGAAAGTTGTATTTTCTCTTGCGTTTCTTTTAGATTGTTTTTAGCGTATTGATTATCTAATTCTTTGAAATAAATATCATATAATTCTATAAAAGTATTGTTTAATAATTCGTTTTCTTTTTTTGAATATCTTTTGCTTTCGGAATAATCTTTGTCTAATAAAAATATGTTTTGAGTTGTTAAAATTTCATTCCACAATTCAATATTAACTTGGTTTAAATTCTGAAATATGAAAATACTCGGTTGGCTTTTCTTTTTCGTAAATAGTTTTGAAATATTCTTTTTTGCAAATGCTCCAAACTTTACCAATTTTGTAAACATAATATTCCGTTCCGTTTTTTTCATAGTTTTGCTTTTTTAACTTTACAATATCGTTAAAAGATTTTCCAAAAGATTTTCCACACGTTATACAACTCATACATACACATTGTTTAAATAATCTTCAAAAGCTGAATAATATAATAAATCAAATAACTCAAGTGTTTGCTGACTATCTAAATTAAATTGTTCCAAACCATATTTTAATGAAATACTTTGAAATTTATAATCAGTTGAAAATATTTCGTATTGTCTTTCGGAGCGTTTTTTTATTGTTAATCCACGACCCAATGCACCTGTTAATGTTAAATCTACATTCCCACCAGCTCTACTATTTTTAGAAACTTTGAAAGCTTTATAATCTGAATTTCTATATGTTCCTATAATATCACTTTCAACACCTTTTCCAAATAGCCACCTTTGTCTAATTCCATCTACTATTGTTTCACTATTAAATACTATCAGTGTTCCCAACATTTGTGAAAGATTCGCTTTTTGGCTTTGTGCTTTTTGTAGCATTTTTTGATATTCCATTTTGTTTTAAAGCTAAAATTATTTCTTTGTCCGTTAGTTTTTTATTTTGAGCTTTTAGAATTTCAAACATAGAATCAAAATCCCATTTTAATTTTTCGTTGAATTTTGTGTTTAGTATTTTCATATCTTTTATATTATTCCTAATATTGTTTTTATGTTGTTTTTGTGTATTCTAAAATAATAGTCATAATCCTAATTGGTACTGGATTATCAATTGTTCCTGTAACATCTGTAAAGAAATTAATATATTTCCCGTTAAAAATTACCAATCTACCGCTTCCCATCAATATACCACCATCGTCATCTAAATAAATTTGATTAGGTAAAACAAAGTCTAAATCAGTAATATAGTTATCTAAATTTATATAATTTCCTGCCTCATGTTCATCTGTATTATCAATTATCAACACCTTCCTATAAATAGGTTTACCATCAATCCAAGTTCCACCTGTTAATGTTTCATCTGTTGAGTAGGAGTTGGCTGTAATTTGTTTTTCTTTTAAAGCATCAAAAATATCAGCTTCCATCACATTTGTAATACTTCCGTCTGCTGTTGCGTTTCTTATAGCATCTATTGCTATTTGTAATTCTGCGTTTGTCATTTATTTTTTTTTATAAAAAACCCCCTCACAAATTGGAGAGGGTTTTGATTAATTAAATACATTACTAAAAACTTCCGTATGAATATTAGTTCTTCAGGCTGTAACCGTAGCTGTTGCTATATTAGATTTATAATATTTCAATTCAGCATCTGAAACAATACCATTTAAAGAAACTTTAACGACTTCGCCTGTTGCAAGTGCAGGAATAGTTAAGGTTGCTGTTGTTCCTGAAATTGATACTGCCGAAATAGTAGCTGATACCCCATCAACTAAAACTTTATAATCTAAATCACCATCAAACAATGGCACATAAGATACCGAACTATTATAACCATCAACTAATGATACGCTAATTGTAGTATCTGTATTGCCTGGTACAGAAGTTATAGCTAATTCAGTTTGAATAACTCCATCAATTTCTAACGCATTAAATCCTATTTCTTCATAAGGAAAAAATGCCCATTTTGTATTGAACTCTTCAGCATTTACTAATTGTAAAGTTGCTTTTGAAAATTCTGTTTCTGCACCAACTTTAAATTTATAAGAATCAACATCTAACATGCCAGAATTAAACCCTTTGATTGCCGTTTTTGATGTATTGGTTGCCATCAAAATACCTTTAGTAAAATAGAACATTGCATCCCATCTGTTTTGACCTTTCAAAGAATAAACCGCTTTGTGAAATCCTAAACCTTTTTTGAAAGTCATGTTGTACATTGGTTTACCATCTCTAACACTTTCCATTAGTCCCGTGCTTGAAGTCGAACGCTCACTTTCTGGAGTTGTATCTTCAAAAGCGTAAGAGTTTATAACTTGATGCAATTTGCCATCTGTTATAAGTTGTCTAAAAGTAGCTTCATTAAAAGTATTTGTTGCAATCGTTAAGGCTGTTCCTTTTTTCAAAAGCCCTAACCCCTTCAAATCGCCTAAATCAGTGATTGGACATTCTCCAATTCCTGTTCCTAAAATATCATCGGCACACTGACCGAATGCGTTTACGTTTATCATTTTTTAATTTTTTTTAATTATACAATTTGGATTTATCTCCATTTTTAATTTTAAAATCTTAGCATCTACTAAAACAATTCCTACTGATTGTGTTTGCTTTTTAGATTTTGTTGCGAAATCATTTGAACTCAATAAAGGATTGTTTGTTTCTACTCCAAAATTAGGCTCATCTTTATATGAAATTGGCATTCCATTATTCAATAACGTTATAAATTTATGTTGTGAAAGCGTTTTGTTTACTAATTCGTATAATGGTTCTAAAATTGTTAGATATGTTTGTTCATATCTTGTTGTGTTTAGAATTTCACTTTTTGTACCTTGAAAAAGTATTAATTGACTTTCAACTCTTAACTTACCTAATCCTTGTGGTTCAGGTGCATTTATAACATACCAAATTAAAGGATATTTCTGTGATTTCATTTTGTTTGCAACCCAAAGGTTAAATTCTTTTTGGTCGCCAAAATGAAATTGAATAGACAAATTGTTTAACATTTTATCTTTGAAAATTTCCTTTAATGCCATTCCAATAATCATATTCCGAAAGAATTTACAAAGTTTATAACATTAGCTTCGAAATTAGGATAATCAGCTTTATTATCTCTCAAAAATTGTAAGTAAGAAACATAACCATTTGTTTTATTTTGGAAATAGTCCTCAAAAATAACACCGTCATAAAATGTTGTTTTTGTACTACTACTGCACGAACCTTGATACATTTCAATAAATTCATTCCAAATATTAACTAAATGTGAAGTTGGATTTATTACAACACCATTTTTTGGGTCTATTGCAACTTGTCCTAAAACGCTATTTACAGTATTTTGAAAATGATTGCAATACACAAAATAAGCTAAAATAGAACCTTTAAAAAGTCCTTCTTCATATATTAACCCTTTCCATGTATAATTAATACCATTATTAGTATAGTTACAGCCATTTACTAAATTCAACCATATTTGAGGAGCTGAACTATTCAACTCCCCATCTATGACATAGCTATTCAACTCAAAGAACAATTCACTACCTAATGTTAATTGCAAAAATTGACGTACATATCTATCAATTGACACTTCTAATTCATTATAAGCATCGCTTGTAGGCTCTTCTGTATTTGGTACATGAAGATTTTTTATAAAATATGACACATCAATTAAATACATAAACTTTATTTTATAATTTCTTTTTCTTTTTTACCTTTCTCAAAAAGACCACATTCATAACCTTTTTCAATAACTGCTTTATCTAAAATGGTTACTTTGTCGCCTTTTTTGTAATCGCCCCAATTTTTCAATAATACTAATTCCATAATAACTATGCTTTAGTAATAGCTGTTTTAATTGTTGAAATATCATCATAAATAAACGCTTGTTCATCTAATTTCTTAACGAATGCGTGAAATCTTGATTCTCCTAAAATTACGAATTGATTTTTAATAAAATCATCATTTACATAACCAACTTTTACTGTATAAGGTAAATAGTTTGTTGTGTTATATTTTGACATATCAGCAACAAATATTTTACCAGCTGGTATTGTTTCTTCAGGTATAATTGTAACCCCTCCAATAACAACTTGGTTAAATAAACTAGCTTGTGGATATAAAGGTAAACCATTATCATCTTTTGCCGAAACTAATTGAATAAAAAAGTCATTTGGATTAACCATTACTAAATTAGCCATGTAAGGCATTTCATCCTCAAAATTATGAGTAGTTGCAATATCAGTAATACAAGCGTTAATTACATCCATGAAATTAGGTTTTACAACTGCTAAAGCTAAAGCACCTGCTGAAAAAACACGCCCATAAGTAGTTGCTCCTTTAGGATTTGGAGAAACTCCATCGCCATATAAAATTCCTTTTGCTTTTTTAATATTATGTTTTTTGAAAAGCAAATCTCTTGCTACGCTTTCTAAACCTGCAATATCTTGCACACTTTCATCTGTTAAACGAACCCATGCAGCCGCTTTAACTGGTTTTGCATAGTTTGTTTCCCATGTGAAGTCAATTTGAGGTTTAACCGCTCCCTCCAATAAAAAGGCATAATCTCCATCTTTTGGTTTTGCTTCTGTATAAGGATATGCACTTAATGAAGTAGAAACGTTTGTTGTTAATCCAGTAACATCTAAATTTCTATAATTTACATTTTGCAAAGGAGCTTGTTGTGTTCCTGTTACATTTGGTGGTGATGTATTAACACCTGTTGCTGTTGTAATATTCCCAACTGCTTTTAAAGTAATTTCTACAACTCCAGAACCGTCTTTAGCAATTTGTTTAATCTTTTTGTGATTATCTTCCAACGCCTTTTTTAATTGAACCTCGTAGCTTTCTACACTTGAACCTGTTGTAGTTTGCTCTAATAATTGCTTACCAATTTCAGTTGCTAAAAAGTCCTTTAATTCAGATTTTGCATTTTCTAAATTTGCTTTTTGTTCTGCATTCAATTCCTCTTTTAATTCAGCTTTGTTGTGTGCATCTAATTCACTTTTATAAGTGTCTAATTCTGTTGGTGTCATTTTTTCCAACTCTTCTGTTGATTTTTTTACAAATACTCCCATTTGTTTAAATTTTTAAATTAATATTCCTTTTTTTCTTTTTTGAGTGGTTATAACCTGCTCGTCTTTAACCTCAATTTGAGTGACATCAATTGCCTGCTCTTTATTATCAATCCTCCCTGTTGCACTATTTGAACCAAATAATACAAGTGAGCTTTCCATTACGTTTTTTGCTTCTTTTACCACGAAAAAATAATCTATTTCTTTGTGTTCATCTTTATTAGCTATTTGATTATAATATGTGTCAAATACGGCTTTTTGTTTTGAATATTCTGAATCAGTTGTGTTGAAAGCTGTTTCAATTTTAACATATTGCATACGAACCGAAGCCTGTAAATTATAATCATTTTCTAACCATTCTTTAGCTTGTTTGTCAATAATATTGTTTTTTGCTACTTTATATATTAAAGAATAAGTTTCTCCTTCGTAATTTTTTCCCAATAAAGAAAATGGAATTTTAGCCGTTATTAACTCAATATCTTTAGGCATTGCAATAATTTCTTTGCGTTCCAGCTTGTGGTCAAACACTAAATAAACCTTGCCTTGTTGCTCTTTTACTGTTTTATTCCAATTTCCATCAACGTGCATATCGTTGTGGCTGTCTAAAATATTGGAACTATTAACAACAAAATAATAAGAATCTTCATCAAACTTCAATCCTTTTATATTTTCATTTTGTAAAGCTTTTGAAATTTCATTTTGATTGCTTTGCACAACCAAACCTTTGTCAATAGATTTTGTTTCAAGTTTCTTTTGCGCAATAATAAAGTTTTCATTTTCAGCCAACGCTTTAAATAATTCTTTTTTATTATTGAATTCTTTATTTAGTTCTTTACAGAATATCATTTTATAATTTCTTTATTGTTTAACAATATTTCTTTTTTTTTCTCTAATGCTTTTTTAAGTTCTGGAGTAATTTTTTTATCTAAAAGCATTTTATCTATTTCTTTAATATCCATAAATCTCTTTTAGTTTAGCTTTTTTAATATTCTCATCTAATCCTAATTCAACCGCAATTTTTAAATTATTTAATTCAATAGTGTTGTTGTTTATTTTTTCTTGTTCAAAAACAGCATTAAAAGGCAAATGTTTAAAACTTCCCCTTATATCTTCTTTCTCGAAAATAATTTCGTATAAATCAGAATTTTGCTGTGCTTTTGGCATTATAGAATAATCAATAAAACTTCCAATTGCTTTTTCTTTATTTTCAAAAGTTGAACCTTTTGCTAAAATATCTAAAACATCTTTGCCAAGTCCGTACATATTTCCAATTATAGACAAATCAGCGATATAACTATCATCTAATTTTAAACTTGAAAGATTATCAACTAATTGTTTAACATCAATTTTTTCTTTAGTAGCGTAAATTTCTCTATTACCTTGTAGTCCTTTTTCAATGCTTATTTTTTCAGCTTCTCCCATTGGAGTGCTATATTGGTTTGATGCATCATATTGACCGCTCACTGAAAATTTAGTTGTGTAAAAAAGATTTCTATTTTTAGCTTTTAAAGAAAGCTCACTATTTTTAACAACTTGGTATAAAGCATCTAATCGGCTATTTCCTTGCATCCAATTTCCTGTAATTGAAGGAGACAAATCCGATAAAATATAAAGGTTTTCTAATTTTAGCGTTTGCCATTCAGCATTTTCATTAAATTTAGCTTTGAACTCGCCTTTTTTAGATTGTTTTGTTTGAAAGTCTGAAAATCTGTATTTATTTATTTCTTTTAATTGAGCTTCTTTTATTTCAATGAATAAAGGATTTAAACAATAAATAACATCTTTTTCTTTATAAATATAAGCGTTTCCTAAATCCCTCCAAAAAGATATATCATAATGCAAATCTACCCACGATTGCATTGGGTTTGGTTTTTTTGCAATAGTATATAAGAAGTCATTTTGTACTAACTTATCATTTGCAAATTCATTAAATTTTATCTGGGAATAAATATCAGCTCTGAAAGTTATTACTTTCAGAGCTGCAGGATTGTAAATAACAGCTTTTAGTTTCTTTTGGTATGAATTAAAATAATTTGATTCCGAACCATTAAAAAAGTCTTTTATGGAGTAGAAAAAATTACCATTACTATCTCTTTCAACATAGTTAGGTTTGTTAGAATTGAAACTAAAAAGGCTAAAATTCATATTTTTATTTCCCTGTCATCACGACAATAAAATGATTATTTTAACAAAGGTACTAATTATTTTAATACAAATGTTTTTTTTACTTAAATTTATAAAATCCTATTTCTGAAATAATACTCCCAACCATATCTAACACCATCTAATAAGTGATTGTAAGCATCAATAAACTTATCTTTTATTATTCCTTGTCTATCTTTAAAATGTGTGAAATTTGTTAATTCAGTTTCTAAATTTACTGATGTTTCTGTATAATAAATATTCATGCCTTGCAAAGCCGTTACCCCTGTTAAAATATCTTTATTATAAGTTGCTGAAGCATATTCCCATCCATTCTTGCGTAAATCTCGTATAGCGTTTGGTCTTGCATTGTCACAAATTATTGTAGCATTTTTTGGAATACCTAATTTTTCAAGTGTATATGTAACTATATTTTTATTGCTATCTAAAAATTTTTGTTTAAAATCATTTGGCATTTCATTCATTATTTCGTTTTCAGATTTATAATTTAATTCATGAATATATAAATTTTTATCATACACTTTCATACTACTAATTGCAAAAGGGTCAACTTTTCCCCAGTCACAAACATAAATTTCGTTTGAGTTTGGTATCTTTAAATAATCTGAAAAAGATATTTTTTTCCAACCTGTAAAAACAATATCATCTAATATAGCAACTTGTCCTTTACCGTAAACACGCCACTTATTAGCATAGAAATTGTTTTTTATATTTTCAGGAACATCATAATTTTCTAAATTTGATTTTATATATCCTTTTATTTTATATTCCTCAATATTACTAATTTCTTCTTTACTTAAATATTCATTATCTAAATAAGTAAGGTTTATGAAATTATCTGTTTCAATCATATCATGCCCCCAAAACTTTTCATTTGGGTTGAAATCAATGATTTTCATTTTTGCTCTTGACGTCATTTCGTCCCATTCAGGAAGATTGAATTTATTAGCTTCATTTCCAAATACAATATCACGCCTTAACCCTTTTCCAACATCTTGTTGGTCAAGACCTAGAAATTCAATATAACTGCTATTAGAAAACTTTATTATACACTCTTGCCCGTTGTAGTTAAAAGGTATGTTCCAATCTTGAAGTATTTTTTTTGCATCTCTAACAACTCCTTTTTTCATTTTAGAAAGTTCTTTAGAAACAATACTTATTTCTGTTTTAGGTCTTAATCGTGCAAGTTCTATAATGTGCATTAATATAGATATTGTTTTTCCAGCACCTTGCCCTCCTTGAATAACATATACTTTTTTTTTATTGGAAAGTAATAAATCTATTTTCCAATAAGCTGTGGTTGGTTTATAAGTATATTTTTCATTTTCACTATTTGTCATAGTTTAAGTTTTTTAACAAAGGGTTTGAACCAAATATTGGAGTTTCAATATTAATATTTGTGTTTTCTGTTTTCTTTGGAGCTTCCCAACCTTCTATTTTAGCCATTGTTTCAATTGCTCCCCTACGTTCATTTGCTGACGGCATTACTATTGTGCCATCTATTTTTTTAGGTTTTCCAATTGCAATTTCGGTTAAAATTTCTAATGCTTCGTGTTTCTGTAAAATAGCCTTTTTAACAGATTCTTTTTCTGTTGCAATAGTTTGCTCCGTCTTTGCATTATTAATCAAATTACGTTGCTCTTTGTGGCTCTCATTGGCTTGTTTCCAATAACGCACAAAGGTTTGTTCTGTTAACTCAAATTTACTAACAAATACTAACTTAACATCTTTATACTGAACGTTGCCTTTTTCAAGTTCGTTCAATATAAAATCTATGTAAAGTTGTTTGTTTGGTTTCATATTACTTAATTTTATCCAACCATTGTAT